AACCCGTTTATCCCGCCTTACACACTGGCGGATCAATACGAAGCTGATGATCTGGAAAAGATCGCTGAATCACTGCGGCAGGAGGAATCGAAAATACTTCAGTTCTACGCACAGAAGACCGGGGCGGAAGAGTCACGTCTGGCCGAACTGATGAAAGAGGACACTAAACTATCAGCTCAGGACATGGTCGATCTGGGCTTCGCAACGAAAATCATTGAGCCAGTTATGGCATTTGCATATCTAAAACCAAATAAATTTATTATGGACGAAAAAGCCTTTTTTGAAAAGCTGGGGAGCACGTTAGACAATGCGCTTGCCAGAATGAAAAACTTTTCGAGGCTCGAAACTGTTGACCAGACCTTGAAAGACAAGGACGGCAAGGAGTTCAAGCTCGAGAAAGAAACCGGAGCACCGGCAGTGGGAGACAAAGCCTCTCCTGACGGGACTTATGTAATGTCCGACGGCAAGACGATCGTTGTTGCCGAAGGAGCGATCACTGAGATCAGGGAGAAGACTGAAGACAAGTCTGAACTCGAGCTTGCTAACGAGAAGATCGCACAACTGGAAGCTGCCAACCAGCAACTGACCGAGAGGGTCACCGCTATGGAGGCCGAGAAGCCTGACCTTGTCGCTGCACAGGCATCAGCAAAGAAAGCTGAGACCGATGCAAAAACACTCTACGACGAGCTATCGAAGATCAAGAATGAATGGAAGCCTGACGGGCGTACCAAGTTCTCAACCGCTGACAAAGTGGGAAGCATTGATCTTGCCCGTGTAAGGGAACTGAACGAGAAACTTAAATCAAAATCTGAATAAATATGCCTATCATCCCCAAGAGTGTCACTTCGCCCTCGTGCGGAAACACTATCAACCTCGACAACCTGCACTTCACCCCGGATGAACTCCGTTCGCTGAACGAGCTGGTTGTTGAAGCTGTCTTATCAGCACCGGAACTCTCCGAGTTTCACACCCTCGTCACCGGTATCAAGAACGACAAGCGTATCGGCATCATACCCGGTTCATTCGGGCTGGTAGGCCGGGCCGCTCAGAGTTGCGATCCCGTGCCTCACTGCTACGAACTTCCTGCTATCGAAAAGACATGGGAGCCTCGTTACCTGGAGATCATCATTGATATGTGTATTGATGAGCTTGCTGATTCAATGATGAAGCTCGCCGTAAAATGCGGAACCGATGTCTTTGATCTGACGAAAACAGAAATCTTCACATTCATTCAGAACATCCTCGAAGGTGACATTAAGAAGATGGTCCTTCGTAATGCCTGGTTCGGAGACAAAAACGCTGCCAACGTACCTGGCGGAGTACTTACTCCGGGTGTTGATCCGGCTTTCTTCAATGTAATTGACGGATTTTTCGTACAGATGGCCGCTATCTATGCAGCTAACCCGCTTCAGGTAGTTGCAATGCCGGGTAATACACAGGCTACTTACGCACTTCAGAACTCAGTCGCTACTCCGATACTTACAATGGGAGCTGTTAATAACGTTATTGACAGTGCTATCAGTGAGCTTCAGCAGCAGCCTGACCGTGTTCTTCTGGTCACCCGTTCGGTTTTTGACCGTTTGCGCAGGGCTTTACAGGCTGTCGGAACCGCATTTCAGGATTACCGGCTGATGGTCAACGGTATTGAGTTCGCTACATGGGACGGGATAAAGATGTATTCCATTCCTCTGTGGGATCAGTGGATCAGAGCTTTTGAGAACGACGGCACACGCTGGAACGATCCTCACAGGGTTGTTTATACAAGCGTCTCCAACCTGAATATTGGTATGGTTTGCACATCATTATTTGAAAACATTAATTCGTTCTACGATCCTCGCAGTCGTTACAACAGGATTGAAGCCATTGATGCCTTCGACGCAAAGATTCTCGACGACAGGCTTCTGATGGTAGGACGATAGAAAGGAGGATATTATGACTATCGGATGTAATCAAATCGTTGACTGTATCCTGAAGAACTGCGATAACATGGTGCAGGGTATTAAGGATACGGTATATTTCATCAATCACGAGCACGTTGACAAAGACAACTGCACGTTCGATCCTGAGAATCCTCTTCTTCTGACGCAACTTGTTCTGAAGACTGTTTCCCCGCCCGCTTACGCTTATTGCATATCAGGTTATAACCAGTCCAACGAGCATAGCGTTGCAATGGTCAAGAGGCGTTATCAAAAGGTGTGGGATCACAACCTGATCTTCCGGGTGTTCGATAACACTCCCGAAGTGAAGGCATGGGTCAATGATGTGGCTAACTCCCGTTTTCTCGTTATTATCGAGAATAACTATAACAAAGCCGGTTTGGGCCGCACTGTTTATGAGGTTCTCGGTTGGGATATGGGACTGGAACTGAACGCCGCTGAACGCAACCCGAACGATGAAGAGATGATGGGTGCATGGCTGCTGACTGCCGGATGCAGTGATTCGCTGAAAGAATCGCTTCCTCCGCTGACGCTGTTTGTGACAAGTATTGAGCTGACACGTGCCGCTGTTGGTTCGCTTCTTGCCCCCTGCTGCCCTGATGAGCTGACCCCTGAACCTACGTAATGGTCAGGGCGTTTGCACGGGAATTTATAAATGATCCACGTGCACAGACAAAGGATCGGAAAGCGACGATCCGGGCAGAGTATAAACGTCTGTTCGGGGACTCGCTTCCGGGCACTTGTCGGACGTGTTATGTTGAAGCATTGTTAAAAATATTAAAATATAATCAGATGTCAGTATCACTGTATGAACTCAAGAAGGGTTATGTCGCTCAGTTCGATGTAGCTTTTAACGGCGTGAAAGCCTTTACAAATCTGAACCTCCAGACCGACGCCGTTAAGTATGATGCTATCGCTGCTGAATACCTAAGACGTTACCCGCAACGCTCAGTCTATTTCGTCCGTGCTCCGAAACCTGCTCCGTTTATTCCGCAGGGAATAAAGGTTGAGCCAGTACCGGAAACTCCAAAGAGGGAAATACCTGAAGTCCTCCCGTCAATGCCTGATCCTGAGGAGGTTGTCAAAGCAATGACCGAGGCTCCGAAAACTGAGGTTAAGAAAGTTGTAAAGAAGACCACCAAAAAACCTAAGTGATGAGAGTTTCCGCTACAAAGACCAGTCAGAGAGTTGAGCGGAACATATATCTTACTTCAAAGCGAATAAAGGGGTATGGTCTGAATAACGACTATCCGCAGAAGGTACTTGAAATTCTTAACTCTTCAGGTACGGGGAAAAGTTGTTATGATATTCACGTGCGGTTCACCTCCGGTGGCGGGTTCATTGATCCTGCGCTTAATGATTACGTCGTAAACGAGAAGGGGGAACGGGCCTCAACTCTACTTCGTAAGCTATCGAAAGACCTGAAGGCTTTTAACGGGTTCGCCGTGCTTGTCAAGTATGATTTTCTTGGTAATCCTGTCGAGTATTATAACGTTCCTTTTGAACATTGCCGCCTTGAGATACTCCCGAATAAGAGTTATTCAGGACGCATAGCCGTTTACCCGGACTGGACCGGAGTTACAGGTCAGACGTTCCGGCAGCAGGATGTTAAGTTCATCAACCGGTTTGATCCTGAGATGGTCTTATCACAGATTGTTGAAGCAGGTGGCCCGGCTCTCTATCTGGGTCAGATATATTACTATACTTCAGATGGTGACCTTGAATATCCGACTGCTCCTTTTGATCCTGTGATAACGGATATGCTTACCGAAGAAGCTGTTTCAACTGTTAAGCATCGAAATACAAAGTATAACTTTCTGCCTGCCGGGATATTGGTTCGCAAAGGGAAGAAATCTGTTCTTAATGACAAGGGTCAGTTAGATATGAATGATCCCTACAATCAGGCACAGGAAGAATCCCGTAACTGGTTGGTCAAGGCTCAGGGCGATGAGAATGCCTCAAAGATGTGGATTGTTGATGTGGATGCCGATGAAGAGAAACCGGAATTTATACCGTTTGAAGCCAAAAATCTGGATAAACAGTACGAAAATACCGAACCAACCGTAAAGGAGAATATCGCCGGTATGTTCATGGTTCCGCCGGTTTTGAGAGGGATTGACGTCGGGGCGGGTTTCGGAAGTGAGCTGGTTGAACAGGCTTACAACTTTATGAACTCAATAACGGGTGACGACCGGAACGCATTATCGACTGTCTTTATGGATCTCCTGCCTCAATTCACGGATTTCGCTATCAAACCTTTAAAATACATAGATGAAAGCACTGGTAGTCAAGGCTGATTTGGATAATTATAAGCACGTTGCTGATTCTGTGCGTAACATAACAACGTGGGAGCAATTCGTTATCGAGGCTCAATGGTTCGATATTAAATCCTGGTTGGGTGATGAGTTTCTCAATGAGATAGTCAGTCAGGCCGAAACGATCCCGGAAACTCTGACCGCTGCCAACAGGTTATTACTCGACGGAGGTGTTTATTCTTACTGTGGAAGGCAGTATAACTTCATGGGGCTGAAGGCTTGCATTATCTACTATGCTTTCGCCCGGTTCACAAACAGAACTTCGGTTAATTACACTGCTGCCGGAGTGGTACGAAAAGAGAGCGAGTTCTCAACTCCGGTCTCTGACAAGACCATACAGAGATTAGAGACCGAGGCACGTCTTATGGCTGATTCAATCAAATGTGAAATAATAACATTTCTAAACAGGAAACACGACGATTACCCGCTGTGGCGAGATTGCTCCCGCCAGTGTCCGGGATCAAGGCCGTTCATGGTCGTTGGTGATTAATAAATTAATGATATGGAAGGAATAGGAAACAACAATCCAACACGCAACATAGCACAGGGCAATATTACCCGTGTGGTTGCGGTCAGTCTTGCATCGGTGGATTATGAAGACGATAACGGTTTCTTCATGCGAGCCGGGGGTGCAGGGAATATCAAGTATTGCCCTATCGGTAATACTGATGCAGAGGCTATCACTAAGGCTGTTGAGGCTTCGGCTATCTTTGACGATCCAGAGGTGGTTCGTAAGATATTTAAGTCAGGCACGACAGCTACGTTAATATTTGCAGGTTACGGCGTATGATACTCGTTAAAAACATTGATTATGGAGTGTAATGCACAGGGAGAGAAAATATGTATCAGGGCCGGGAATACCTTTTATCAGGAGCTTTTTATCACTGACCTTGACGGCGATCCTGTTGATCTGACCGGAAAGACTGTTTATATTGCCGTGAAGGAACGGAATGATGTGCGTTGGGATGATGCCGACGCACTTATTGTTTCTACTATTGTCGTCCACATTGACCCAACAGCCGGTCAGACAGCATGGCAGCTCACCCCGGCACAATCGAGAGTTAAGCCCGGAAGTTACAAGGCTGACGTTCGTGTTTATGAAGATGCGGATAACATACTTAACACTGACAGTTTCCCTGTTGAGGTCGTGAGAGTAGTAACTGAGAGCACACCATGATACGCTTTGGATCAAATAACAAAATAAAATTAGCTATGGGAATACGAATAGGAATAGGACTTAGGATCGGGGGACGGAAAGGGGAAATACCTTATGTGATAGTTAATGCCGAAACGCAAGCATATGTCGATTATGCAACTTCGGAAGACGAAACATTAACCTCTGATGAGATTCAAAAACTGGATATATTTATTACGACTATAAAAACAGGGCTTGGTCATACAGCATTATCAGATGGATTTGATACTTTATATTGGTGGAGGGCTACTACACCAAAGACATCTCTACGTAACCTTGCCAAAGACCTCCATCATGCAACTAATAGTAATGCTGTACATACCCCCGGAATGGGTTGGAAGGGTAACGGGACGAATCAATACATTAACCTTAACTATAATCCCGGCACGCAGGGAAGTAAATTCACACGCAATAGTGCAAGTATAGGAGTATATATTGCTGACAATGTAGAAAGTGCAACGCAGAGCGATACAGGAAGTGACATCTCTGGGACAAATAGGATATATATTAATACCGGAGCAACAGTAAATGCGGTTTATGGTGGCATAAATAGTGACTTCATGGCTGTTGCAATAACAGGAGCATCAAGCGTTGGATTGACAATTTTTTCACGCACTGCCGCTGATAATATATATTGCTATAAAAACGGAGTTTACGAAACGAAGAATTTAGCATCATCCCCTGTGTCTGATGCGGCTGCCTATGCTTTAAGGGCAGCAACGACTTATTCAACACGAACACAGGGATTGCTATGGTACGGGCGAGGGTTTAGTCTCGAAGAAATGGCGGTAATAACCAATGCTTTTTTTTTTAGCTTAGGGCAAGACGTGGAAATAGATGTAAATAATTTTGGTGCAACGGGAGATGGCGAGACAGATGATTTCGCTGCTATTCAGGCTTTGATTAACAAAACAGGGCCTGGGAGTACCATAAGGATAGGACATGATCGAGAAGATGTTTATTTCCTTTCACAGCCTTTAATATTCAAATCTGATATTGATTACATAATTGACGGCACAATAAAAATACAGGACGGAGATACTGTCTTGCTGACAGCCGATACTTCGATAGGGGAAAATACTCTTACTATTGCAATCGAAGATGTTTCTAAGTTTGCAGTTGGTCAATGGGTATCCGCAACTGACGATATGGTAACATTTGAAAGTGCAGGAACTGAATATGTCCGGGAGTTACAATACGGATGGGGCGGTGTGATAACCGACATAACAGGTAACGTCATAACGCTTGAGGGGACTTGTAATTATAACCTTGATGTTTCCGAGAACGCAAAAATGGGACATTCGCAGGGTTGTATAATTATCCAAAATGCGGAGAATATAACGGTAAGTGGTAGTGGGTTAATTAACGGCAACAGGTATAATCAAATTCCTGTATTGCCATCAACAAGCCTGTCGCTTCACGGTCATTGGGAGCATCAGCGTTGCGCAATGTCGTTTGTAATATGGAACAGCCATTATATTACACTTGATGGTTTAACAATAGAAGACGGGCGTGTGCATAGCCTCTCAATAAGTAGTGTTAATCTCGGAGGAAACAAAACATGGAACTCAAATATACTGCTTAAAAACTTAAAGGTTAATACCGGACATGACAAGAATATACTTGTGCGTTTCACCGAATACATGACTGTCAAGGACTGTGAATCAACTGGCAATTATGAAACGTGGGAAGACGGGTTGATATTCTATTCTGACTGTGAACATTGCGAGGTTGATGGTTTTATCGCAAGGACTAATAAGAGAAGTGGGATTTGTACGAATAATGTCGTTAATAATATCTCGGTTAAGAATATACATACCTTGGGTAATTCAACCCGCACCGGAAATGGGGTCAGCTTGATGGGGCAATTTATAACAGCTGAGGATATTTTGGTTGAAGATACGTTTGCAATAGGGGGGGCTTACACCACTACCGATCTTGTGGCAACCAATATTATAGTAGAATCGAATCAACTCCCACGAACCACATACTTACGGCATGATAGAATCGTGGGCATAACAGGACAAAGAATCACGTTAAATAATTTCATAATGCGTAACTCAATAAGTAAAACTGGATATGATGCCATTGTGATCGCCTCAACAGTTGAGGATGTTGAGTTTAATGAGGGTGGTGTTTATAATCACACAGGGCAAATAATCTCGCAGGCAAGTTATAACAAGGCAACATGGAATGATTTTGAAGGAATAATAATAACACCATGACCGACAAGATAAAAAGCATATCACAGATGATCGGGTCGATATTTTCGGCCGGGATAGTTCTGTACGGCATATTTACATTTGTTGAAATGGGAAAGGA